TTAACAAAGTTGGCAGGGCATGCGGATCGTAAAGGTCAACTAATCACATACGATTCAAGCGGAGATCCTGCATATGTGACCAAGGGAACTGAGGGACATGTTTTAAGGGCAGCAGATGGGGACAACCCACCTGTTTTTGCTAAGAAAACAGCAGTAGTTGATATGGGAGAACTACCCGCAAGTTCTGGAGTTTTATCTGCGGCAAATCACAACTTAGGTTATACCCCAACCCAATTATCTTGGTATATCGAAAAAGTAACCGCAGGAACAGATTCAAACACTGGATATTCCCAATATGACAGAATAAACGGTTCTGCAACAAGTGCAGAGAATATTCGTTTGTGGATGAATGCAACTCAAGTAGGGGGTTACTTACTTGAAGGTTCTGACGGATTTAATATTCGGCACAAAACTTCTGGTACTGACAAAGATGGGGATAATTACAATCAGTCAGATTTTAAATTATTTATAGTGGTTGGATGATCGACGGTAAGAACATAAAGCCCGGTGCCATAACAAACACCAATGTGAACTCTACCGCTGGGGTAGAGATAAGAAAGTTTGAGAAAGGTGGTTCTGGGCAGATGATTATCACTGATGCAAGTGGTACTCAAAAATATGTTTCTATGTCAGGTGATGTTACAATCGACTCAGAAGGAGTTGCAACTGTAGCGTCATCAGTTGGAACAGACTCAACTGGTACCGCAGGACCGCAAGGTCCAGCCGGTCCTGCTGGGGCAACTGGAGCAACCGGACCACAGGGTCCAGCCGGTCCAGCCGGCTCAGACGCAAATGTAACTGCAGCAAATGTGGATAATGCTTTGTTTGGAGTTGATACAACTACATTCGGTTTAGTTAAAAGAACATCTAACGATAACTTTGCAATTGAAACTGTAGATTACCCCCAAAAATACATTTCAACTATAACTGTAGGAGGGGGCAGTGCCACAGCAACTACAGCGCAAACTGGTGATGCTAGTAACGGTTATAATATATATGTTCTAAATCACAATTTAGGAACCAGTTCTTTTATCGCATCAGTGTTGATGCCGTATGATCCATCGGGAAATTCAGACACTGTTGTACCTACAAGTTGGCAAAATTTAATTAATGACCAAACATATTTCCAAGCAGATTTAGGTTTAGAAAGCATGGATATTGTAAATAACGGAATAATCATTGCAGCAGTAAATAGCAGCAGACAGTTATCTACTACACATTGTGCAATTATGATACCTAGAGATGCTGACGATTCTCCTGCAAGGGATTATTTAGTTACTGTAATAGGATGAAACCAATAGACCTAGCTAGAGCACAATACGACAAAAACTCTCCAAGAAGTTTTGAGGAGGATGTTGCTTTTTATGTTAATGAAGGTTGGGTCTATAGTGGACAAGAAGCGTTTATAATGGGCCGCCCCATATGCACTAGAGATATTCGTTTTGCATTAGATTATAATTTTAAATTTAAAGTCGAAACTTGGGACTGTTGGTTTGTTTATCTTGCTGCTGGAAAAGGTATAGTAAGATTTTTTAATATTGCACCTTTTGCATTGCCAAAAATTGCATGGCATCGAAGAGATAAAGATAAAGCTAATATTTATGAGTGGTCTAAATTTTACGACAAATCCTGGAATTTAATAGATAAGGAAAACTACAATGGGAAGCACTAAAGTCAAAGCACCTAAGAGAGATTATTATGGCGAGATGGAATCTACGCTATTAAGCCAAATGGCACTTCAACCGTCTTTGCTTGCGTTCAGGGAATCCACTGCACCTCTGTATGGGCAGATGGATTATAAGATGGCAAGAGACATGTTACTTGGCCAAGCAGGGGGTCAACAGGTAAAGAATCCAGAATACTTAGCGAAGAAAGCTCAAATAGATTTATACCGCAAAAGAAGTAATGCAGATCCTCAAGAGTTAGCTAGATTACAAAGCGAGCTTGGTAGTATAGACGAATTTAAAACGACTGAAAAAACTCGAGGTATGCTCGATTTATATGAGAAAGATATAAACCCAGCATTAAGTCGGATGGACGCGCAAGCACTCCGGTCCCAGCGTGAAGCGGATATAACTGCGGTAGAACAATTAGGTTCTAGGTCTGCTGAAGCAATGCGCCGAGCAGATCCTCAACAATTCGCATTGGTCGATGAGATGAATCGACAAGCAATGGAAGAACTTGCACTTGGAGGTGCGCTTAGTGATTCGCAAAAAAGAACTATTCAACAAGGTATGAGATCCGGGCAAACAGCTAGAGGATTAGGAACTGGGGTCGGTGATGCTGTTGCTGAAGCATTAGCTCAAGCTGAAGGTGCGGAAAAAATGAAATCAAGCAGACGGCAATATGCAGGTCAAGTTGCTGGACTTAATCAATCTGTTAAAGGTGATCCGTTTATGAGTATCCTGGGACGTTCTTCAGGAGTTAACCCAATGATGGCAGGTCAAATATTTGGCCAAGGAAAATCAATGGTTCCGGGTCAAATGTTTAATCCAGAAAGCGGATATGCTGGAGGATTATACGGACAAAATGCACAGATGCAAATGGGAGCAAGACAAGCAACTGCTAGAAATAAATCTAATATGTTTGGTGCGGTCATGGGAGGTCTTGGTACACTTGGAGGTGGTTGGTTAGGAAGAGATAGAGGGGAGTAATATGGCAAACTTAAATTATTTCAGAGGGCAAACTAGCGGGGGTGTTCCTTACGGTGTAGGTCAAGCTACTAACACCGGCATGGCAGCAGGTGTCAGTAAAGGTATGGATGCTTTGGCTAAAGGTTTAGAAAAGTTTTTTCAAAACAAAAAAGAAAAAGCAGAAGAAGATGCTTATGCTGAGTTGTTAAAAAAATTAAACGAAGTTTCAGGAGAAACTAAAGAGGTTGGAAGGAAGTCAGCGGCATCTGTGGCAAGCGGCACTCCCGGGTTACCTGACTTTTTAGATACTGCTATGGAGCAAAGTTCTGAAGTCTCTGGTCCTATGCCGCTAGATCCAGGATCTATTCCTGACCCTAGCCAGACAATGCTTCCTACTAAACAAGTACCAAATCCTGTGCTGGAAGACGGATTAGTTTTTGTGCCGCAATCTGGTGATTATCAACCTATAGTTCAAGATCCTAGAACTGGTCAAAACTTTCCACCAGCAGTAGCTGATAAGGATGGTTTTATAACATTGCAACCACCCATTCCTGAAACGGTGTCTGCTCCAGATCTTCCTCCGGGTTTACCTATAGATAGACCTGCCCCCGAGTATCAACCAACTGAAGCTGCAATGGCAGGACAACAAGTACCACTATCATTTGCTGAACAGGATCAAATGCGTAACCAATTAATTGCAGATTACACTAAGAGAATTGGCACAGATCGTGCGGAAAAATTAATGGGAGAACAATTTAAGATTCATCGAGACGAACAGGGTTCACCTGTTGCTTACAGTCTTGGAAAGTCTTTAATGCCAGTGCCGAAAACTGAAAAAACTTATAATGAAAAAGATTTAATTCCAGTGAAAGTTGGAGACGTTGACGGTGTTCTTAACACTAAGAATGGTCAAATAAAACTTCCTACTCAAGAAGGTGCATTGGCTAAAATGGCAGGGGCAGACGGAGGAATTACAGGTGACTTAAAGCGTTTAAAATTTATTACTGAATATACAAACAAAAAAGCAATACTAGAAAACAAACTACCAACAGAAGAAGAAGTTGTTATTAATAATCAAGGTTTACAAATAGCTACAGATAGAGTTGCAAACTCAACTAAAAATTTCATAGATGTAGTGAAAAAAAATGCAGGTAAGAATACTAAAAAAAGTAAAAGTGAAATAGATAAAGCAGG